AAGACCGCGTTGTAGACCTTGAAGATGCATTAGACGATCTTAAAAATGAGTTTGAAGCCATGATGGACGACAAACCAGAAGACGACGATGCAGAAGAAGGTGACGAAGAAGAATCAGAAGAAGCCGAAGAGGAAGCAATTGAACCTGCTATTGAGTCAACAGACGAAGAAGCAGAAGTTGTAGATGAAGCGAAAAAAGATAAATCCGCTGGCGAAACTATGCGTGAATACGTAGAAAAAGTTTCTGCTCCATCTAATTCCGAAGGCGCTGATGCAACTACTTCACCAGTAGCAAGTAACGCTAAAGCACCTAACGATGCTAAAGCACATGCTATCGGCGGTAGTGAAGAAAAGGGCGGTAGTGCTCAAAAGCCAAAAGACATGGGAACTTCTTTCGAGAATGAACCAGGTTCAAAAGCCGGAGACACTTTTAAGAAGGCATCTGCACCAAAGAGTGCTGAATAATTAGGAGTTTGCTAATATGGCATACTTAAGAGAACATCTTACGTTCGATCAGGCGAAAGTCACACTTGAGTCAATAGGTGAAGGTACTGATAAAGACCTTTATCTAAAAGGCATCTGTATTCAGGGTGGTGTTAAAAACGCTAACCAGCGAATCTACCCTGTCTCCGAGATAGGCAACGCTGTTAAAACGCTCAAGGATCAGATCGACGGCGGTTATTCTGTACTAGGTGAAGTTGATCACCCAGATGATTTAAAGGTCAATTTAGATCGTGTATCGCATATGATTACTGATATGTGGATGGATGGCCCTAACGGGTTTGGTAAGATGAAAATTTTGCCTACCCCGATGGGTAATCTTGTAAAAACCATGTTACAGTCAGGTGTGAAACTGGGAGTCAGTTCACGAGGAGCAGGTGAAGTTAATGAATCCACTGGAGAAGTTAACGGATTTGAAATTATCACAGTTGATGTGGTAGCACAACCAAGTGCGCCGGGTGCTTACCCGACACCAATCTATGAACACTTAATGAATACAAAAGGTGGTTATAGTGCAATTAGGGCGGCACACGAAGTATCGAAAGATGCTAAAGCACAGAAGTATCTCAAAGAACAGATGCTACGAGTCATAAAAGGCTTGGAGTAACAAAGGAGAAGCAAATGAGTGATATGTTTAACAAACTTTTCGAAACAGGTATTCTAGGTGAGGAAGTTCGTTCTGACTTACAAGAAGCGTGGGACGCGAAGATCAAGGAAAACAAAGACACTGTTACTGCTGAACTCCGTGAGGAATTTGCAAATCGTTATGAGCATGATAAATCAAACATGGTTGAAGCGATTGACAAAATGATTTCCGAACGTTTAGAATCAGAGATTGCTGAAATTGCTGAAGATAAGAAGGCACTTGCGGAAGCAACTGTATCTTATAAGAAGAAAGTCAGTGAACACTCTGAAAAATTGCAAGAGTTTATGCTCAAGCAATTAACTAAAGAAATTGGAGAGTTGCATGAAGACCGTAATAAGGTTTCAGAAAACTTTTCAAAATTGGAAGACTTTGTTGTCAAACAACTTGCAAATGAAATCAACGAGTTCGCAGAGGACAAAAAAGATTTGGCAGAAACCAAGGTTAAACTTGTAAAAGAAGCCAAAACTAAATTTGCAGAAGTCAAAGCAAAATTTGTTGCTAAGTCAGCAGAAATTGTTAAGGAAACTGTAAGTACTACACTAGCAAAAGAGATTTCACAATTGAAAGAAGATATTCATTCAGCACGTGAAAACAATTTTGGTAGAAAACTATTCGAAGCGTTTGCTAATGAATATTCTAACTCATACTTAAACGAGAAATCAGAAACTGCGAAGTTAATGAAACTTGTTGCTGAGAAAGAAGAAAAATTGGCTGAGGCTAAGAAAACCATCACAGAGAAGGATACTCTAGTTGAGTCTAAGGAAGCAGAAATTAATGTTGCTAAAGATTCCGCGAAACGTGTTGCAGTGATGAATGAGTTATTGACTCCGTTAGGTAAAGACAAAAGTGAAATTATGTCTGAACTACTAGAGTCAGTGCAAACTGAAAAATTGCACACAGCATTTGACAAATATCTACCAGCAGTAATGGAAGACAGAAAAACTTCTAAAACTGTTAAAAAGGCACTTAATGAAAGCACAGAAGTAACAGGCAATAAAGAAACTACTCAACCGGTAGAAGAAAAGTCAAACTTAATACAACTCCGCAAATTAGCGGGATTAAACTAAAAGGAGAAGGACAAAATGTCAGAAATGATCAATGAAAATTGGCAGGCTACCAAAGGCGCACTTCTAGAAGGTCTTAACGGACACAAGAAAAGCGTGATGGATGTCACTCTCGAGAATACTAGACGTTATCTCGCTGAGTCGGCAACTGCTGGTGCAACTTCCGCAGGAAATGTTGCAACACTAAACAGAGTGATTCTTCCAGTAATTAGACGTGTAATGCCAACGGTTATCGCAAATGAAATCGTAGGTGTACAACCAATGACTGGACCAGTGTCACAAATTCACACACTAAGAGTACGTTACTCGGACACTAACAACGCTACAGGAACTGCAAATGATGTGACTGCAGGTGATGAGGCTTTATCACCATTCAAAATCGGTCAAGCATATGCTGGTGACGGTACATCAGGTAAAGCGGCTTCGACTGCGGCACTTGAAGGTAGTGCAGGTAACAGATTGTCAATTCAAATCTTAAAACAAGCAGTAGAAGCGAAGTCAAGAAAACTATCTGCACGTTGGACGTTTGAAGCGGCACAAGATGCTCAAGCACAACAAGGTATCGATATTGAAGCGGAAATCATGGCGGCTCTTGCACAAGAGATTACTGCTGAGATTGACCAAGAGATTTTAACATCTCTTCGTTCACTTGCTTCAGTTGAAGAAACTTACGACCAAGCGGCTGTAAGCGGTACAGCAACTTTTGTTGGTGATGAACATGCGGCACTTGCTGTTCAAATCAACAGAACTGCTAACAAAATCGCACAGCGTACACGTAGAGGTGCAGGTAACTTTGCAGTGGTTTCAAACCAAGCATTAACTATCCTACAATCTGCTACAACTTCAGCGTTTGCAAGAACAACTGAAGGTACTTTTGAAGCACCAACAAATACTAAATTTGTAGGTACTTTGAATAACGCTATGAGAGTATATGTTGACGCTTACATGGCTGATACAACTGCAGAAGACAACAACCAAGTACTTGTTGGTTACAAAGGTTCATCAGAAGCGGATGCGGCGGCGTTTTATTGCCCATACATTCCACTAATGAGTTCAGGTGTAGTATTAGATCCTGAAACTTTTGAGCCAGTAGTAGGCTTCATGACACGTTATGGTTATGTAGAACTTACTAACACTGCGTCATCTTTAGGTAACGCTGGTGACTACTTAGGTAAAGTTGCTATTACAACAGCAAACGTATCATTCTCGTAAGAGATTAGTTACAAAATACAGAAAAGGGCGGCTTTGGTCGCCCTTTTTTTATGACTGATAAATATTTGTATGCAAGAGAGCATCAAAGAAATAACATCAAGTTTAGATTGGCCTGACGTAGAAACTCAGATACGTACTCTTGCAAAAACAGCACCTGAGTTTAAATTTGATATTGTAAAGTTTTGTAGCGGAATGCGTAGTGAAATAAACAAACTCAGTAGTATAGAATTAAAATATAGACAACAAAGACGTGACAGTGTAATATTAGAACACAAAGATCAATGTGCTAAAATTAATCGTCTTGTAAAAGACTTTAGTTCCGTACATCTTATGCATTTGTTTACTAGGCTAGACTAAATATCACTGTCAAATAGGAAATTACATAATGTAATGGACTTATGCTGTTTAACCCACAGCGTACTGGATAGAACCCAGATAGGACTACTATAATAGGAGAAAACAAATGGGAAGACCACTAAACAAAAGATTATTCGGAACACCTACAGCAGGCGGAAACGAGATCAAAGTAAACTTTCATAATGGCACAGCCGTTAAAGAAGGTTATATCGTAAAACAAAAAGGTTCAAAGAAATTTGTGTGTGAAGAAATTGGCACAGGCGGCGAATTTACTTGTACACTAACAACTGGCAAATTACCAGCGGCACTAGCGGCAGGTGAAATGGCTATTTCTTTCAAAATGGATGATGCAGAAACATACACAGTAAGTAAAATTACTGGACGTAAAGCAACATTATCTGCACCGAGTGCAACAGGAACTAACTTGTATGATGGATCAAGTCTATCGTGGAACTTTAGTACATCTGTAGCAGATGGCGCGGCACAAGTTGAAGAAGC